CTTTTAGCTCAGTTGGTTAGAGCAACAGACTCATAATCTGGAGGTCGTAGGTTCAAGTCCTACATGGTCCACTAAAGTATCAAACTGTATGACTGGATATAGACAAGTAATTAGGGACAGAATGCCCCTTATGTTAGATTTAGCGTTACGCTGGTGTAAAGCAAAAGAACGCTGGATTGACTATGTTTATGATAATATCATTAAGAAGTATCCAAAAGAAAAACGTCTAATTGTTGTAAAACAGGTACTAGGTATCAAACAACGATGGAAACGACAAGAAATATTCGATCATATTAAGTATAGCGAACTTAAACCCATAACAAGGGAACAAGTAGACGAAATACCTAAATCTGAGTTGTATATGAGTTTTAAAGATACATTTGACTGGTCTAAATTACAAATAGAAGACCATGATATGTATGAATATTGGAAAGAGGTTGCTGACTGGGTAGATTGGTTTAGCACATCCCACATTCCGATAGAAAGCTTATATCAAGAATGTTGTCGTTGGCGAATGTCCAAGGAAGAAACTATTGGTGTTATTATGAGTAGATATAGTATTGACAGAAAGTTGACTGAATTTTTAATTAAATCATTCAAGTAATATGTTTCCAGAATGTTCAGGCGTGTATATCGCGCAACGAAAAGATGAACTTTTCATCGTAAAAGTTAAAGGTGTGTATCCGACTTTACAGTTGGATAAGAAATCAGTTGACCTTGGCGCATTCTTCGCCACAGGTAAACTACAAGAAGCCCCACAGGAAGTATTAGACAACATTACGTTGTTTCACGACCAGTGGGTGTTTCACTCTCTCGGGTTTATTCATATTGGTGTATTTTCCAAGACCGATTTTGTTCTAGATGGTACAAAGCTGTATCTTTCAGAGGACGACTATGTTTCACTTTGCGGTAAGTATTATCGTATGTGCGAACAAGGTGTAGCTCCAATGAAAATAGTACGAGCTTTGAGCCATGAATTCAAAATGTCAAAGGATCAAGTAATCAATTTAGTAAACAAATTTGATGAACAAGCACGTATCTCTGATTGACGAATTCTTCATTCCTAGAAGACATCGAGATTTATCTACTGCCGCTAAGTATGCATACTTAAAAAAGTTGTATGATAGTGGCGCTACTCACATTTTGTTGAATAATTGTAGAGTGTTTGGTCCTTTTATGCAGCCTACGGTACCGTGGGACATATCAGATGCACAAAAAATTGCTACCTACGATCCTCAGGTCACTTCGGTACTTAGATGGATTAATACGCGAATTGTAATCAATCTCGCTGAAATGGACTATAAGACGTTGGACGTACTTATTAGAATAGCAACAGGGATGTTAAACAAATGTTTCATCGCAAAAAAACTTCAGATATTGTTTCACGATAACATGGTTGAAAACTTGCATAAAGAGCATGGTATAATTACCACCTCCGAATTGCCATTCTAGGGGGTAGAAAACGTAAAAAGGGATTCGTATTCCCTCTACCCCACTACGCAGCTAGTGTCTGCTACATCTCGAAAGAGGTTAATAACCACTCGCTAGTGTACTCTAGCGTAACAGTTCCTTTAAAATTGTTTGGTATGTCTAAAAATCTTCCACGGATTACACCTGAGGAAATTAAGACTATCAAAGACGCACAGGCTGGATCAATGAAGGCCTTTAATCGTATATTTTATCGATACAAACCATTTGTAGAGAACATCTTATTCCAATATTTAAAAGATATGGATGAGGCAAAAGACTTAACAAATATAGTCTTTTTAAAAGTATACGATAAACTCTCAAAATTCACGGCTTATAACTCTTTTGGAGGATGGCTGAGAATATTAACAAAGAACACAGCGATTGACTACTTACGGACAATCAATGATAAGACTGATGTGTCCATTGACAACTCAAAAAACTTGTTGCAACTTAGAGATGTTAGTGGAGATGATGTAGATGTTGTTGATAAAATGACATCTGATTATTTAGTCAGTCTTATTGACAAGTTACCTCCATCGTATCGAGAATCTTGTAGATTGTTTTACGTGGAAAATCTCACTGTATCGCAAATAGCGGAGGCGTTACAAATTCCGCCCGGGACGGTTAAGTCTAACCTGTTCCGTATGAGAAACAAACTTAAAAAATTATTAAAGTTATGACAGGCACACTAACTATTCTTTCCATTTTAGGATTGATCGCACTCTGTTGGATGATGGCAAAGTACAACAAGAACGATAATCTATTTTGGATTCTGCTGATTTCATTATTGGCAGGAATGGCAGGTGGAGCTATCTTCCACAACCTTTCTAAGGCGGAAGAGAACAGTGCTAACTTTGAGCAGGTGTACATTCCCACACAGGTGTTCCAGGCTGATGGCATCGGTTTCTATGCCGAGCCTGGCAACACTATCGCCATCTTGGCAAACCCTGTGAGTAAGGAAATAGAAACCCCTGCATTTGGCATCAAGATCAGCACAGCTCCGAGTGAGGTCCGGGAGGAAATTCGCGGACAACCATTCAAACCGTTTGACACGTCATGAAGGGACGTTACAAACAAAAGAGAGATTATTAACGGGTTTACGTAACCCAAGTATTAACTGTTAAACATTATCAAAATGGCAAACAAAAGTAACAAGCCTGTAAAAGGACAGGCTAAGACCCCAAAGAAGCCCGGAGCAGCTCCTGCTGCTGCTGAGCAGAAGAAACCCGGTGTAGAGACCGGTAAAGTAGATGACGCTCCAACTAAGGAGCAAGTAGCGGCTGCGGTCGCAACCAAACCTGAAGTACTCCTTCAGCGTCCCGCTGGTAGCGGTGCTCTTTCAGCTGACGGTAAGGTACGACTCCTTGACTTGGCACATCGTGTCTTTGTTGAAGAGACTCGTCCTCACTTGGCGTTTCCCCAGGAGACCCAGACCTCAGTCAACAGAATCGTTGCCGTCGGTATACTGTGTAGCATTGCCGACCACATCGTTGATGGCGATGACACGTTCGCACAGGTTATGTCCGAGCAGGGTTATCCGGCTCTCGCTAAGGCTGCCGAAGACCTCGGGTTCAAGATTCCTGAACGTAAGGCTCTCCCTGTCAACGCAGAAGGTCAGCTTGTTCTCAACTCCAACGAGGTGAAAATCCCCGCTGAGACGAAGAAGCAGATCAAGAAGGAGCACGAGATGCGCAAAGAGAAGCCCGAGCTCGATCCTGAGAAGATTACTTCTGAGGAAGACCTGAAGAAGGCCCTCGAGTACATGTTCGTATCTGGTGAGAAGTCTCTTCCTAAGCTGCTGACTTCTGGAATCGAGTTTATGAAGAAGTTTCGTATGCACGAAGCAAGTCTTGCCGAAAACGCCACTGAGGCCAAGGCTAAGTTCGAAGCTCGCAATTCTGGAGATTGGCTGGATGACATCTTTAGCTATTTCCGTCCTCCCGTATTCTTTACAGGTATCGGACGTGGTATGGCATCTGTCACTGAAGTTGAGAAGAGTCCTATTCATGCCTTCATAATCTTCCGCGACGCTATTCGCGACAAGGAGACTCATGAGCCCGTGCTCAACGATCAGGAGAGTGCTTACTGCGTCAAGTGCATTGTTAAGTGGTTCTGCAACACTAACATTGCTTCCAACCAGAAGTCTATTGACGAGTTGGATAAGAAGACCAATGCAGAGATTATCGCTAAGTGCAAGGAGGCGATTGAAAAGTATAACAAGATCCTTGATTACATCACCAACCCTGGTGCGGAAGAAGTAGAAGCTCTTCCCGATAACATCGGTTCGCACTTCGATGCAAATGGTACTGCTCTGACTACTGAGTGCCAGTGTGCTAACAGAATCTTCAACAACATCTGTAAGTCTTATTATGGTAAGCAGTTGTCTGACGCAGACTACAAGAACCTGGTGACTAACATCCAGCAGCGTGCTGGCGTTATCGTCAACTTGTTCCGCAGTGCAGGTTCACAACTTGTTAACTACAAGGAGTCGAACATCACTGAGCTCGAAGAACGTACCGAAGAGGAGAAGGTCGCTATTCGCAAAGCTGCGAAGAAGGCTTGGGAAGAGCGTAAGTCAGCTGAAGAAAAAAACGCATAACGCGGTTTCGTAGAGAACATCCTTTAATCAGTACTAAAGCTAGACTTAAGAATTGGTGGAAGGCTGTTAAAAAGTCTATCGTAAACCGCTTGTCCGACTAGGGTTGCCAAAACTATCAAAGTTATGAAAAAAGCATTTACTGCTATTTGTTGTATGTGTTTAGCCTATCTGGGCTATCTTATAACAACGAATGGCAACTCAAGTAATGCGTCTCAGAACGCAATTCATGCTGCTACAATCCCTTATACGGATGTACGTGGACAACTCCCGCTCGATTTACAACTCGATTTGGGAAAAACTCTAAAATCGGATACGGTCTATATTCATGACACGATCACGATAAAAGGAAAAACGAAGTACGTCAGAATCCCGGTTCCTGGCGCTACTGATACGATATACGTTCCACTAGACAGTTTACCTGAAGTGGAATGTGTATCGACTAAGAGACTGGGAACTCGTGAGGAGTTATCCAACGAGGAAGAAGCTAGGCCAAGCCCTTCAATCGTTATACTAAGCGTCGATGGACGTGTAGTATATGATAACTCCAAATCTGCGTCCGACGAGCCTTAGAAGCTATAAGCGCCGGTCTCATTAGCCGGTGATACGCACTGCCGTTCTTTACTTGACAGGAGAATATGGTGAGGGTCTTCCCCAAAAATCCAAAAGGTACTGTGGAAGGTCATAGAGCGTGAAAAACTCTATGGTATTCGGGGGAGCGTGCATTCAACCCGACTCGGCCATCGAGAACCGTCTGGAGGATGGATAGTAGAGAAAAGACGCGTAAATCCTCAGAAGAGGTGAACGAATGCTGTATCGGACACGCTGTTTTACGCACATATAAACAGTATAACAAACACGAGTTGAACACGATTAAACTCCAAACTTAATCGTGATGTGCCTCCAAACGGGAGTATTGCCGTAGCTTAGTCCTCCACTTGGGTCTTTCGAGAGTCCAACCAAGTGTGTGAGGGAGTGAAAATCATCTGAGTATATAGCCTAGCAGAAGGTTTGACTATCTGCGCCGTACCGTAACTACGGTCCTTGAAGAAATCTTTGCCGTTCGATTCGTAAAAAGCTTGCAAAAGAGCTAGTGAGAGTTTAAAATGGTAACTTGATGATATGCAAGCTGCACTCTTTCTAAGAAGAAGGAGCCAGGGATGAAGTACTGAGGAAAATACTATGAAGATGACCGCCAGGCCTTAGTCGTTCATGCGGTATATAAAAGTAGAATGACTGGATCCTCGATGCAGGAGGATAGGGATAGAATCCCAATGTGTGGACATGCACATCGCGCCACGAGACCGCGTTCATAAGTCTGATGGTAGACAGCCTCTTACAGAATTTAGGCGTTCTGTAATACTTTCCGCAAAACGTAGCATTAGATGGTTCCTTGACAGCCAGAACAAAAAAAAGTTATGATGAGTCGATTCGACACTGTACACTCCAGTACAGAAAGAGATCCGCTCTGCCTCACACGGATAGGATAATACAAACTTCGCGCATCGTAAAGAAGGTGAGTTGAAGATAGAGTATAAAGTAAGCCGTAGGTATTAGAGTTCGTAAACATGTATAACAAAAATTAAGTGTCCCTCTACCAAGCATATCACGTTATATAACGCCTTTGGAAAGTGTAGCTCTCGTTGTATGAGAAGCAATAGCCATCTTATGTGGGATGTAGAGAATCTTGAGTGCCAACCGTTCCTGAGAAGCAAGTAGCAAGATGGATAATAGTTTGGGTACAGACAGCAAATCTGTATATTCGGCTTAATCCATGAAGCAATATGCATCACTTACAGCGTTTAATCGATGGGCAGCTTATCGTGAAATTATTAGCCACCTCCCTGTCTCGGAGGGGTAAAGCGACCTGCGTGAACCTTATGCCTAGTGTATAAATAGTAGCAATGGAAGTCGGCAAACATGAATCTTTAAGTGGGTGACAAGAAGCGACGTGTGATGTATGAGGTGAAATTCCTCCAGTATTCGCGCACTATAAACAAATGAGGCAAGCACTTGCCAAGAGAAGAAAACAAGCCGTAAAGTTATTGGGTTCTGGAGCCTAGACTGTTCGATAACGAAACGTACTCCTCACGTGAGAACACACGCACGTTCGGATTAAAGTAGGAATATAGGTAAACAGTAGTGTACGCCTTAAAGTATGCGACATCAGAGAAAATCTGTGGTTAAGTAACAATCTACAATCCCTTCGTACTTGGAAAATACATATAAGGAATTGTAATGTGGAAAGATGTCTGGAATGACTTGCCAGATTACCAAAATTTTGCCGTTAGGATTCGTAAGATTAACAATAGTTGGTATTTAAAAGTGTAATGTACACTCTTGGGGCTATATCACTTCAAGTTATTGTGTTTGAATAAAACAATTCTCCGTTTAAGTAGATTATGCTATTGATTTAGCAACTGTTTTCATAGCTTTAAGAATGGGATTCTCTCTGATAATGGGCATAGCTAACCCTACCGTTGGGTTCCTTTTGCATACATTTCCGTATGTTAAATAAGTCAGAGGTTGGAAAGCGGCTGGTAGGACTACCAGCACAGTACAGAAACTTACATTGTATCTCCGTATCCGTATCAAATAATCGAAAGAACACAAATTTTTATAGGCTAATCTCGCGCTGCCTAAAAGCGCATAAGTTTAACATAGATGTCGTTGGTCTAATCAAAGACGATATCAAAAAGGACATTTAAAATCATGACAGAATTAAAAGTTAATGCTACTATCGTAGCCAGTCATCGTCGCGCCCTTTCTAACGTTGGTAAAACGTTCGGCGGACAGTTTTTCCGTGCCAACCAGGAGGACACCAATCCCCGTCAGGCACAGGATGTAATCGATTCAGAGAACAACAACAACCTCGACCTGGTGCTGAACCGCAGCCCGCGTCGCTACAAAATCGTCGGCACCGATATCGTATCGGTAGAGCTCGGTGAGGATGCAGAGGGCGCTTCTATGGTTTACATCAACCGTGGCCGCAAGAAGCAGGTAGGAGACAAGGTCTTCGACCAGTCAGCAACCATCCCAGTTAGCGCAGACATGCGTATTGACTCGGATGTTACCGACGATACCATCTTGCGTGAGGCTCTGAAGGGTGACAAGACGAAGTTGTTCGCTGATCCCAACAGCGTAGTAGAGAAGCTGAACGCTTTGAACGACGCTGAGATTGCCCGTCTGGACAAGCTCATCCAGAAGATGCAGCAGCAGCGCAAGATGATCATCGATACGAAGAACTCGAACATCGACAAGGCTCGCAAGTATACTGCTGAGCGCACCACTGACGGTGGTACTACAGTGAATATGAACGTTCATGTAGACGAAGAGTAATCTAGCAGATGGAAAAGAACCTGACCGACCAGAGTCAGAAACTGATTGGAATTCTCTTAACAGATCCAAAGATAGCCGAAAAGGTGTTTATGGATGTTGAAAATCGTGAAGCTTATAAGATCCTCGATATTAACGAGGATGGTACACTTACTTTAGGTAAGCGAAGTGTACGATGGTGGAATCGGTTATTCAATCTTGAGAAGACCATTAGTTTTAAAGACTTTGCATTTAGTGTGTTAAGCGCACTTGTCGGTATGGCTAACAATCTTCACCGAAACGACATTCTCCAGGGACTCAGCCAAGAGCTTATTGCTAAAGCTGTGTTGGAGAAAAAGTACGATTTTGTTGTAGATCGTCTGTTTGATACAGCAAGGTTTGCCGTCGAAGACGGAACCCTGAATACTGTTGCTACACCGACAAATGGGAAGGAGATGCCACTCCGTCATGTAGAGGTTGCACCTACTACGAACGTAAGAGTATCTCTTGAAAACCGTGGAAGAATCCCGGTTTACGATAGTTTAGGAAATATTATGCTTTATTTACGATGTAAAGTTGATAGTTACGAAGTTGTATAGTTTGACGACATTAAAAGCATGAGCTTAACGTATACACTGCACGATGTATGTGTATGCACCTAGTTATCAAATTTACGAAACGTAATTAAGACTGTGTAAAAAGCATTAGCATTAACGAGAGATGGTTCATGACAAGGTTGTACCTGTGTCTAGAGAACCATTTCTCGTACTTTATTATCCTTGAGTAAGATGATAAGGACAAAGTAGGTAAACGAGACTCTCGAATTCATTATAGTTATCAAGAAGTTTAATTTAATCAATATAAAATTATGAAGAAGACAACAAAGATGAATTCAAAAGATATTATTATCGCTCGTAAGAAGCTTGATGAGACAATTACTAAGTATTGGCATATTATTAAGACAGAGAACGTTATGTCTAACAAGGCAATCAACGCTGGCGTAGGTTCTGGTCTTGACCTGAAGGAGTTGTATAACAAGATAACTCAGATGGCTAATACACGAATCAAGCTTAAGCTGATGTTGAATGCAATCAACAACGGCGTTTCTTCATTCAATTATGAGGATGAGAAGAAGAAGCACTATTATACAATCTTCGCAGCCTGTGAGGCAAAGGAGCAGGTAGCTCATTGGAAGGATATTATTAAGAAGACTATTGACCCTAAGGAGAAGGCTCGCAAGGGCATGAAGGGTACTGGCAAGCGAGAGATTTTCTCTTCTGCCAAGATTACTAGTCTGATTAGTAACCTCCAGCTTGAGATTAACAATCTCGATACGAAGATTGAGAATTACAACAACAATACGTCCATCGATTTCAACATTGAGACCGATTCGGACATCACAAATCTTATGGCAGCATAAGTAAATAATGGAATACGCGGTGTTGGCGCGCTAGACAGGATCGAGGCCTGTTATTCTTCAATTAACATGTCGAACTAAAATTTTAAGCATATGAAAGATATCAAATCTCTATTAAATAAAATCGACGTGGAAGAAAAAACTATCGAAAAATTGACTGTATTTGTTAAAACCAAGCGCGGTCAGATGCTCGTTAGTAAACTACATACGTCGACATTAAAGGATCTTTGTAACCGATATAACGCCCCTAAGTTCGTTCGTTTATACAACAACGACACCAAGAATATAAACTTATTAGAGAGCGTTCTGAAGAAGAATAACATAACAATAGCTAAACAGGTTAGTATAACCCCAAATCCGCCTGTTAAGGTTAAAAAGTATCCTATTCGTCTTACTAAAAAAGAAATAGGTAAGATTGACTCTCTTAGACCCAAGAAACGTATGGGTTATGCAGAACAATTGCATGCTTACGAGGAGGCTATGATGGCCAAATACGCAAAATTGCACCCAGCTCCACAGGAATGGCAACTAAGACAGGATCTGTTCCCTCAGGAGATGATAGACGGCTATAACAAACTTGTTGAAGCACGTCGAGAATATGTACGAGATTTTATAGTCTCTGTATATTACAAACTACCGATCATTGGACGGTATAAAACATCCGATGGAAAGTTTGTGAATAGACTAATCACCAAGATTAAAGACATCAATGGTGGAGGTCATCACATTAATAGCATTTCTAAAGAGCATCCGCTTTTGAAGAAAGCACAGGCCATAGCAGATGAGTATTACAAGCAGGACAACAACCTTGTATGTATACAGATTAAAGGCCACACAAAGATTGGAAGAATTATCTTGCCACATAAAATAATGCCCAGTATAGCCTCTGCTGCATAGCACGTAACTGGGTTATGGACACACTACCAGAGTCTAATTGACGTTAGGATGGTTCTTTTATGCGAATAAAAGAGTGGTTCGATTCCGCGGTGTGTACTAATAACCAAAGTATCTTGTATCATGGTAATTCATAACAAAGCAATTACCGTTTATGATATTGAGGTGTTCCCAAACTGTTTTCACTGTACATGTAGAGATACTGAAACTAACAAGTTATATACTTTTGAAATATCCCAAAGAAAGAATCAGCTAACCAAGTTAGTTGATTTCTTTTATTATAAGAATGACGGCATACGTATGTTCTGTGGATATAATAATAAACATTACGATGATGTGGTGATAAACTACATTATCGATTTTTATTATAAGTTAGACCAGTTACCTTATACGAGAATATGTCAGTCGATATTTAACTTATCTACTGTCATAGTACAGAGTGAGGAAGGGGATATCAGTAAGTTTAAACGGTGGAAATACGCGAATTATTTCGAATCTATGGATTTGCTTACTCTACAATTTAGTAGCAAACTTCGCGTAGGTCTCAAAGAGATGCAAATCACAATGCACTATCCTAATGTGCTAGAATACAGTGGAGATTTCGACTCGTATTTGAAAGATGAAGACATAGATGAGATGATAGAGTATAATATCAACGATGTTGACTCTACTACGGAGCTTTTAAATAGGCTCCAAAAAGACATCGCATTGCGATCGTTCATAGAACAGGAATATGGCATTAATGCTTACTCAATGGACAGTGTTAAGTTCGGTGAAACTCTACTGGCTAAAAAATACTGTGAAGCCACTGGGCTGAGTAAAAAACAACTGGAAACGATGCGTTCACCAATGGACTACATTCCGTTGAAGGACGTCATATTACCGTTCATAAAATATAAAAATCCAAAATTACAAGACGTTCTTGAGGACATGAAGGGGCAAGTAGTGTACTCAAAAGAACGCAAAGGCTATGAGAAGCAGTTCGTGCTCTCAAATACACGCTATTCTGTTGGTGTAGGAGGTATACACTCTATTAATACGCCTAGAATCTACGTTCCAAATGACAATGAATACATTGGGCATGCGGATGTGGCGTCCATGTACCCGAGCTTTATAGTTCAATATAAATGGATTCCCCGTCACTTAGGAGAAGAATTTTGGCAGGTTTACGCTGGTATTTACCATGAGCGAATAGAAGCCAAACATAGCGGTCAGAAACTTAAGAGTGATGCCCTTAAATTAACTCTTAATTCTGTCACAGGAAAGATGCAACAAGAGACAAGTTGGATGTACGATCCATTTTCGGTATTTAAAATCCGAATAAACGGACAGCTAGTTCTGTTAATGTTGGTGGATCGTCTATTAGCCCTTGGATGTGAGATAGTCCAGGTTAATACAGATGGTGTGGTGTATGTCGCAAAAAAAGACCTCTCTGAACGAATTGGAGAAGCGATCAAAGAGGTTGAAGATATTACACGACTTACTTTTGAAGCGGATTGCTATGAAGCATTTTATCAGTATGCAATTAACGATTATTTTGGTGTCGTTAAAGGGTGGTCAGAATCTCATGACCCAAAACTGATAGAGAGAAAGGGTATGTTTATTACAGAAAACCGACTTGGGAAAGGAATGGCACCAGTAGTCATTCCCAAGGCTGTGATAAACTACTTTCTCACCAAGGAACCAGTTGCCGACTATATTCGTAGACAGACAGATATAAAAGACTTCTTGATGACTCAACGAGTCGATAAGAAGTTTACTGTTATACACGGAGATAAGCCGGTACAACGCATATCTCGCTATTATGCGAGCACCAACGGTCATTACTTGTATAAACGCAAGTATAATGAAGATTCAGAAGAATCTGGATATTCTGACCAAAACATGTTGACTAAATCAGGAATAACAATCCTGAATAAGTTTGACAACCTTCCGATTGAAAGTCGCAAAATCAACTATAGATACTATATTAGTGAATCTGAAAAGATAATAGCTGAGTTTGTGCACAGACAGTTGGAATTGTTCTAATAACCACTTGTTTATCATAGTATATAAGAGATGATTATAGAATTGAATACTAAGCTTCTGGATATCCCAGAATCGCTTACTATAAGTCAGTTAGTATTCCTAAGTATGGTATTGGATAAGAATCAAACCACAAAAAATCAAGACGTCCATCGATTAGTCAGCCTTATCAATGACGACGAGATATCATACTTAGTTCAACAGAATCTTATCACCTCGATGGAGAGAGGTGGATTTATCGTTTATGAAGCTACAGAGAAGTTAAAGGGTTATTTAACCCCTGAAAAAGATTACTTTGATGTGTTTTATGACCGATACCCAGTATACGTACTACGTCCAGATGGTTCTAAATGCTATCTTAGGGCAAATGTCAATAAATGTAGACACTTTTTCAACGTTACATGTGGAAAGAGCTCAGCTATGGCAGAGCACCTTATAGAATGTCTTGACTTCGAAATCAGTAAAAAGATGAAAGAAGGAAAGATAAGCTATATGAAAACCATGTGGCGTTGGTTAGTGGATCATCAATGGGAAGAATCTGAAGAAGAGATGAACGACAAACAAGAAAATACACAGTCTTATGGAACAGATCTTATCTAATGTTAGGCCTATTTCAGTTGTTGCTCAAGAAGCGATAAACTATATAGACGGAAGACGAACCCATAATATCGTCTCGCTTAAAACTAGATGGGAGAAGTTAAATAGACAGTGTATGGGTGGTATTGAACCTAATACCATCTACACGTTCGCTGGAATTAGTGGAACCGGAAAATCTAGTATGGTTAATACCATGACTACTGACCTTATAGATCTTAATCCTGACTGCGATATAGTAGTCCTCAATTTCTCACTAGAGATGGTTGGATTTAGGCAGATTGGAAGAACGCTTTCGAATAAGTTGCGAAAGACGACTTCCGCTTTGTATAGTTCGGAAACGGACCTGGATGACGAAACCTTCAGAAAAGTCATTGCAGTATCTAATAAGCTAAAGGCATATCCCATTTACTTTGTAGATGATCCTGGTACGCCCATGCAAATTGAACAGACTATAAGAAACTTCTATGAGAAGTATATCAAGGGTACTGGAAAGCATTTCGTGATTACTTTCGATCATACGCTATTGACTAAACAAGTAGGTAGTGTAATCGAGACTACTAGCGAACTTGAAAAAGTATTTATCAGAATCAAGAAATTGCCTCTGACGAGTATTATTCAAATAGCTCAGATGAATCGCGAAATAGAAAAGCCAGAAAGGATTAATAACCCATCGGCACATTATCCGATGCGTAGTGATTTATCATCGTCTGACGCGATGTTTCAGGCAAGTGACTACGTTTTTGTGTTACAACGACCAGAGATATTGAATATTGCTGAATACGGTCCTAATCGTTTACCTACTACTAATAAGGTATACGTTCACCTGTTAAAAAACAGAGATGCAGGTAAGCCGTGTATCTTAGAATTCGAGAACGATCTTCAGTACAATAATCTGATTGAATGCTAACGTCGCGACGACAAGTAGTAACGTTTAAAATAGGCTGAAATTATGAAACATTATACAATTAAGTTCGATAACAATAATAATAACCGTAGTAATGGGAGTATCTTTTCTAACGCTTCTAAGAATCTCGATAACATTATTCTTTCTAATTTGAAGAAGATGAATCCTTTCATGACCAATATCACAAGCACAGATCCTACTCTGGATGCTATGTTTGATGAGACGTTCGGTAAGGATTATATTATTATTCCTAATCGTGACTACAGCTACCTTCTGAAGGGCAACTTTGATTCAGAGTTTGCAAAGGCAGCTAAGTTCTTGGCTAACTACAATCCTAAGAAGATCCGTTATACACTGATCGACGGTACTCCTATTGAGTTCTTCGAGGATGAGATTCAGATTGGTTTTGATCTGATTCCTCTGTATAAGCTCTCGAGCCCCCACTATTATAGCACCCTGGCTCCTAAGACCAAGAACACCATCATTAACATTTTTATTAGTATTAACCGATAATTTATGTTAGTATTACCTACAAACAAAGTTCCAGCAGTTTCTGAAAATCCTAGATATTTAGTTCTGTACGGACTTCCTAAGTCTGGTAAAACCTCGTGTTTAGCCCAGCTGGATAACAATCTTATCATTGACTTAGAAGGAGGTACAAACTTTATTGATGCTCTTGCTATACAAGCAAGAACTATAACAGATTTAGGGGAAATTGCTAGTGCCATACGTGCCAAGAATGCAGAAGTAGGACACAACTTTTATAAACACATCACTATTGACAATGCTACCAGACTTGAGGACATCTGTATGTCGTACGCTTGTACGCTGTATAGAAAGACTGAGCTTGGCAAGAATTGGAAAGGTGATGATGTGACCACTCTCGCTCGCGGTGCGGGTTACAAATACTTAAGAGACGCAGTTAAAAAGGTCATTGATATGTTCAAGGACCTCTGTGATGAATTTATTCTAGTAGGACATGTCAAAGATAGTATCACCGATAAAGACGGGGAAGAGGTCAATGCAAAAGAAATCGACCTCGTCGGAAAACTTGGAAAAATCGTATGTGGCATGGCAGATGCCGTGGGATACGTCTATCGAAAGGATAACGAGACTCACATTAGTTTCAAATCTGGAGGAGACGGGACTATCATGGAAGCAAGAGCCAGACATATTGCTGGCAAAGATATTGTCATTGCCACAGGAGATGAGAATGGAACTATAACAACCTATTGGAACAGAATTTATAAGCCTGTATAATTTATTTTTAAGGGATATTTATGTATAGTACAAAAACCGCAACAACAAATAATCAGGAGTTTAATAGCTCCTATATGCCTGTAGGCATCAACGAAAATGTAACCTTGAAAGAGGTTAATGTAAACAAAACTGAAAATGGTCGTGATTTCTTGGAAATTATCTTCGAGAATGAGAATGGCCAGACAGCAACTATGACTGAGTGGAAGAACGAGAAGAACATGTGGATCAAGACTGATGAAGACCTTCAGAAGCGTGATGATCAGCAGTTCGGTCGTATTTTGCAGGTTATAGATGCAGCAAACGGTAACCATACCGACTTCGAAGGAAGTTCGTTTGTGGAGATGATTAACTGGGTAAAAGCTCAGCTTGAACCAGCTACAAATCCTGCAAACATGCGTCAAGGTATGCGTTTGAAGGTTGTTTACGACAAGAAGGGTTATACTAAAGTTAGCTCTCTTGGTACTTTTGTTGAACCTATGGGTGTAGAAGAGTCTCAGATTAAGCTTTGGAAGAATGATCTTCTGGAGCGTCCTGTTGTAGCAGACAGAGAGCCTGTTGCAGATCCGCTCGGTGTAACTACCGCTCCGGTGACTGAGACTTCAACAGGTACTGACGACCTGCCGTTTTAATATATTCTTACCAACATCTGAATGGGAAATAAAACCTCATAAAGAATATGTTGGAAAAGGATTATTAGAACAAATAGTCAATGGTGCTGACAACCAGTCTTTCTAATAAATAAAACAGTTCAGGTAAAGTTCGCAGAGGGACGCTGCTTAGAAAGATAAAAGGTCAAAGGTGTTGACAACCAACAAAGAGAAGTTTAATATTCAGAGGAAAAGGGAGAAATCCTGAAGGAAATGAGAAGGGTTAAAGGGTGAGAAATCACGTGTATGAATCTCCTTCTTTGTAAAAGGTCAGTGGTGGTGACAACCAGCCTTTTTGAGAGACGAAAACTAAACGCCCGGATATGGTCCGGTAACGGTAGTCGGTGAAACGGGACTAGAAAGGTAAAAGGTCTAGCATGATTAGAAGGTGCTGACAACCGGATGCTTAATTGCGAAAAGGTCAGTGGTGGAGGACTGATTGGATAATCCAGTCAGCCCCTAACAATATGGTCGGGATTTTGGCGTAAAGGTAGCCGCGAGGGACTTAAAATCCCTTGGTCAGTTGACCGTGAGGGTTCGAATCCCTCATTTCCCACATTATGAAAGAAAACATTTTTCTTAAAAACGGAACATTATTTGCTACTGGATATAATAGAATAGTACATGGAGAACGTGGAGATTATGTAGAATTCGAAAAAGAACATATTGTTCAAAATTTAAAATATAAATTTGGATTTAAAAATAGTCCTCCTCCTGAAGATATATATTATTTGTGGTTATATCCACAATCTGATAAGAACACAAAAGTATATTATCAACTTAGAACTGTAAAATATGCAGATTATAAGATAGGAAAATATTATGTATCTCCTTATCTCCTAAAAGATTTTAAAGATCCAGAACAATTATTTCCGTACGTATGATACAAAAACGATATCAATATTGGACCCATGAAGGTGTTGTATGGACACCTTGGGTAGATTATTGTGAAGATGATTCACAGTTGAAAGAAATTGAAAAAGTATACAAATGGCAACTTAAGAATAAACTTAAAAACGAGTTTAGAGTTGTATGAACGTAAAAAACGGAGGGCACGTACCTCAGTAGCCTAGAGGACTGGCGCGAAAGTTAGCCGGAAAGTCGCAGGTTGGAATCCTGTCGTGTCCACAAATACTATTAAAGTACTTTAATGTCATGTATAGTACAAAAACAGCAATCACGATGAGTCTTAGAGACTTGTTGGATAAAGTAGACGACTATGCAATATACTCTTATTATTTAGGAGCATTTAAACCAGGTAAATTGATGAACAGTCCTCTGAGACCTGATGATAAAATCCCCAGCTTTGCTATATTTCCTGGCAAAACAGGGGGTTTATTATTTAAAGATCATGGTACTGGAGAATCTGGTAATGCATTAAAGTTTGTTAAACTATATCGTGGTATACAAACAAGAGAAGAACTTGAAAGAGAACTTCTTGCGATTGTTAGACGTATGAATCCAAATCAAACTATTAGGACAAATACAACGTGTTCTAGAGTTAGTTCTGGAGTGACGGATATTGGAATAGTACGTCAACCATTCAATGCTGTAGATAAGCAGTATTGGAAGCAGTTTCATATAAGCATTGATACACTTAAACGCTACAACGTGTTTAGTATCAAATATTTTCTTTGTAATAGTGTCGTCAGAGGTACCTACAAAGAAACTAGTCCTATGTATGCGTATAAGGTTTATGATAAATTTAAAATTTATAGACCTTTAGCCTCTAAGTATACTAAATGGCGGACGAATCTGACAAATCGTCACGTTCAGGGACTCGCTGAGCTACCACAGGAGGGTGGTAATCTTCTCATCATAACGAAATCTTTAAAAGACGTTATGTGCCTATATGAGATGGGATATAATGCGATAGCTGCTTCGAGTGAAACAACTTTTATACCTGAAGACATACTACAAAGCTTACGTAGTAAGTGGAAACATATAGTTATAATATATGACAGGGATAGGACTGGTATGTCTAGAGCTCGTGAATATAGTAAGAAGTATAAATTTGATGCTGTATTCGTCCATAAACGTTTTAAAGCTAAAGATATCTCTGATGCTGTCAGAGACAATGGCTTCAACGAAGTAAAAAATTGGTTAAACCTAACATTACAAAAATATGTGTGAAATAATTCTCTCAGTAATAGCCGGTAGCTTATTTTTAGCAGCATCTTTCTTGATCGGCTGTTCCGTAGGTAGTAACTCAAATCGCGTCAATATAGTAAGACTCAGTAATGGCGGTAAGATACATATGTGGAAAGGTTTTGTAGACCCGACTCTTACATTTGTAGCATGTGAAACTGGTAAAAACGGTGAGCATATTGACGGCGATGGTGTAGTGTTTGATGAAAAAGGAAACATAATTTTAGTAGAAACACATGATAACAAAGGGTAAAGGTAGGGTACGTAATGCGACAAGTGTCGATAAGTATGGCATCCACTTTAGAAGTAAATTGGAATGCTATACTTATGAAGCTTTTATGAAGGCAGGAATACCTGTTAAATATGAGCCAAAGCATTTTACTCTACTACCCTCGTTCTCCTATCTTGGGGAGAAGATTCGTCCGATTACATACCTTCCTGACTTTGTTGGGAGAGGTTTTGTTGTCGAGTGTAAAGGTCTGATGGGAGACTCATTTCCCTTACGTTACAAGCTGTTTAAGTATTACCTTAAGAGACACAGAAGTAAAATGAAGTGTTTTTTAGTACGTAATCATAAGCAGGTTGACGAAATGATTCAGTCATTAATTGCAGAAAATCATGGAAAAGAAAAATAACAATCAGTTCATTAATATTAGTGGACACATAGTCCCAAAGCCCGAAGGTTTAGATTGTAGTTTGGAGTGTGGTAAGGTATATTCTCTTATGTACGACAGAGCGTCGTCTGATCTTTATCTTGAGGAAGATAAAGACTTCGAATTTCCTAAGACTCATTATCAGAGTGATTCTGATAAGAAGCTGATAAAGAAAACTCTAGACACTTTTAATAAGACTGATAAGATGACCACTGGTGTGTTGCTTAGTGGTATGAAGGGTAGTGGCAAAACGTTGCTCATGAAGAAAATAGCAAAGGACTCTGGTCTGCCTATTATTGTGGTAGACAAGAATGTATGCTCTGATGATATTGAGGGCTTCTTTGCTAAGATTACAACAGACGTCTGTGTTCTGTTTGACGAGATCGACAAATATTGGAATACTCGTTATTTGCTTGGCTTCCTTGATGGTGTAAAACCGACATGTAAGAAGCTAGTTGTTTGTACTTGTAATAATGAGAAAGAAATCGATGAATACCTGAACGATAGATGTTCTCGTATTCGTTACAAGAAGACTTTCCACGGTCTTACAAAGGAAGTTGTCGCTGGTACTATAAATGATATTATTAACGATAAGAATAAGGCTGATGCTGCTGCAGAGTATATTTGTAGCAATATTCAGACGGTGTCTTATGACAACGTGATTGTATTTGCAGAAGAACTGCTTAACAATCCTGATGATTCCTTTGATGATATTATGGAATTCCTTAACATCTCTAAACGATGATGGATTTAAGTATCCCGTATTACGAGGATAAAACGAGAATTTCGAATAGTAATATAGGCTGGTTCCTGAATAAGGGGCCGGCCTTTTTACATAAAAAGCTAACAGAAGATATACCCGATGAAAAAACACCCGCTTTGGAACGTGGTACAATGATTCATGAGTATATCTTACAACCTGAAGAATTTCAAAAACATTATGTTGTCTGGGATAAGGAGAAACCCAGTTCTGCACAGCAGGAGAAGTTCTGTATGGAGTTAGCTGAGAGCGTTGAAATAGAGCCAGATAGAGCCATTTTAAGCGCATATAAAAGTGCGTATAGTACAGCAGGAAAGTCAGAAGACAAAATGCTGTCAGAAGGCCTTAAAATAGCCTCTACGTTGAAGAATTATATAGACTTCCTGAAAGCAAATGATGGAAGGATTATGATCTCCCACTGGGATTACCACATGCTTGAGAAAATCAAGCAAAATATACAGTCTCACAAACTTGCATATTCTATAATAGAAGCTTCTAGAGTATTACGTGATTATAAAGATGACGTAGTATTTGAGAATCACCACGAATTCCATATAAACTGGGAGTGGAAAGATCTTACTGGTAAACATGGAAAAGAAAAAGCATGCGTACAATGCAAATCTCTATTAGATGGTCTTACTCTTGACTTTAAGAATAAAGAAGCTATCATCTATGACTTAAAAACTACACAAAAATTGTGGCATTTTGAGGATAGTATGGAGCAGTATGATTATCTAAGACAACTTGCATATTATATGTGGGCTGTTCGTTGGTACTTAAATACAGAATGTAACGAAGATTCTACAAAATGGAAATTTTCATTCTATATTATAGGTATTGATACAACAGGCAGTAATGAGATTCGTGTATTTAATTTTACAGAAGCACAAATGGTGCGTCCATCTGTGAAAATTATGAATGCTTTACGAGATATTGCTTGGCACCAAGCCAATAATAAGTGGGAGCATAGTAGAGAATATTATGAAGGTGATGGCTCAGAGTTGTTGAATTTATGAGTCAAATAGAAAAACTATTAATACCTTTAATAGACGAAAACATTTCATTTGACGATGTAAATACAAATGATTTTGTTGGTGTGTATACAGAAGATATTAATTCTCCTGGACTTAGTTATATATATTTAGTTTTTGTCTACGATATAAATAATCTTAGACCTAAACTTGCAACAAACGCAATAGACTATGTTAGGAGAATTGGTAACGGACTTTACCACATATACAAGTTTCCGAGGATTACAACAGATATCCAAAAGGTACTTAGTGGTAATTACACATCTATGTCTAATAAAGGTGTTTCACGAGTATATACTTTTTGGAACGGTATTGATGATATAACAGCTAACTATCCTTTTTATAGGACTTTAGCTAACGAACCTTATTATCGCGCTATTCCAGAAGAAACATATATTCCATTGTGTAAAAGGAAAGAGCCCCAGGGATTTACTGTCGCAAAACAGTAGTCCCTAGGGCTTCTTTGTTTTTTATCGTAATAATAGTTACGTATAGAATCAAAATAATAAATATTAATCTCCAGTTCCCCAAAGTTGATCGAACACACCGCCAACAGAACCCCACGTAAGAGGGTCTTGTTGAATATACCAGTTTGCTCTACTTTTTAAAGCTGAAGAATTTAAATCTTCGTATGCGTTTCCAAGAGGAGTAATGCGCATAAGGTTTCTAAACAACCTAGTTCTCCCTTTGTAAGAACCGCTCTATATCTCGTCAAATGGACTGTGACCACTAAGACCAATCATATCTGACAAAATAGTAATTGTATTGATAAGGTCGTTTAACGGAGATATAAGAGTAGAAATGTTTTTGATAACTTCCAAAAATGCAGTAGGATCAAGTACGGATATAAAAGAGTTTACAAGACGAACAGACGAAAGATATCCAAATCTATACCACCAGTCGTCATCGTCGGCTCCCTTTGCAAGCGCTTTGAACAATGTACTAAGACCTACGAGCATTACTATTGAAAAAATCTCTAAACCAACTTTAGCTGCAGCATAATTATACAACTCTTTTGTTTCATCAGTGAGATTAGGAGAATTTGCTATTCTTTTTATAATGTGCAGCTGTTGACCCACCATCTTCATCCATCCATATAAGCCTTGGTGCAGACCTATGTTCATATTACCAGCATCTATGTCGAGATAGCCATCAAGCATATCGTCTTCCTTTACTACTTTTCCGTTTCCATCAAGATGACGCTTTTGAAAATCGTGTGCCCAGTTCCAGTTTCTGGCTATGACAGTAAACAGATAATTACGCAACGTTCCAAGTGGGCGAAGCATTATTTGTAAAGAGTATCCAGGAGTATCGTCAGTAGGAACGACACCTAATGCTTCAGCAAGACGTTGATAACATTTACCGGTAACTCGATTTTCTATAACTTTTGTAACGTAAGGAGCATACTCTTGTTTTACAGAAATAATGCCATCTTTAAAGTCATACGCATCCTCCAAACAAACACCACTTTCTTTATACAACTGTGTAGCAAAAGATTTAGCTTCCTTATAGTTATAATTAGAATTCGACTTCATTATAGCCTTTATAAGAGTTTGTTTTGTATAAAAACCTGCTGGTACATCTGGATGCTCTATGAAACGTACATTTGATAATGCCATAGACAACTGAAATGAACTGTTCGCATAGTCACCTAAAGTAAAACCAAACATACCGTTGATGTTTTCACTTAAAAGCTTAATGAATCTATTCCTTTCAGTACTATGATATGACTCCTTGATGCGTTTTGATACACCAAACCACTACATGAGAGCAACATGTTTATTTGAAGCTTTTATAGAACCTGCTTGCAATAACATTGGAATAGAATACTTAAGAGCATTTCTATACGCATGCATTAAATCTCTAAGATTGTAGTCTTT